CGAAATCCCGCAGGCTATACATGTTGAGATAGCGGGCATACTCATCTGATACAGAAAGAATGTGATCGTCACCATATACTTGTAGTTCCACATTGTTGTCCAAATGTTGCGGGAGGAGGAGATGGGGAGCGTCTTGGAGAGCGTCATGAATCCAAGCATACAAGAGACAAAGGTGAATGATGCTGTTGTACTCAGAAGTGAGAGCCCAACCCGACGGGTTACCTTGAGCGGTGCCGAAGTGGAACGTTGGGGCACTGGAGGTGTTGTACGTGAGGGCCTCGGTGAAGGTGTGCCTCGCGCTATTCCAGTAGTCGCCTGAATAGAACCACTGCGCGACGGGAAGGAAGCAGTGCATCGCGAAGAAGGGCCGGATGGAACCGTCCCAATTGCTGAAGTCTCCGCAAATGATGTTGTTGTGCCTGAAAATCCGCCGCTGGAGAAGGGTCCAGTCGAGGCCGAGGGCATTGACGCCGATACAGATTCCACTTTCGATGGGATTTCCGAGGAGCCAAGCTTTGAGTCCTCCGAACAATTGTCGAGCAACCACTGTATGGTGAAGGGGGCTGACAGAGATAGTCCGGGTTTTGACGAGTTCGATCTTGGCATTTGGGCGGGTCTCTGATTTGAGGGATTCGCAGAAATGAGCTGTTGGAATGTCTCCTCTTTGGTAGGCTTCGAGCAGCTCACGGGCGAGTCTTCGACACTCTTTGGCAAGTGGCTTATCCCGCCAGACAACGACGTCATGAGCATTGTGCTCCAAGATTCCGTATTTAGCGTGGCTTCCGCGCTGGCTCCAAGGAAGTCCAGCGCTGGTCGAGAGCTTGAGGGGAGGATCGTTCCCTCTTCTTGAGCCGCCAATTGCTTCGCCAACCGTTGAAAGTCTTCGATAGCGGCTCCTCTCGGAGAGACTCCCAAAACGTTGTTTGACTCGGTTGGCGGCCCACAAAAATGGAGCTTCGTGGGTTCGTCGAGTTCGTCAAGTGGCTTGGTTGTTTTCTTGATCGAGAGAAGTAGGGGATCTTGACCTTTGGCGCGGCTGTCTTTTGCGCTGAGGATTGATGGCTGAGTGAGGGGTTCCCCAAAGGTGCCAATGAGCGGTGAAGCGACCCATTCGGATTTCCGATTGAGATAGATTTCACGGTCTGGGACTCCGGTGATGTAGGTACCGGATTCTCCACACGCTCTGATGAGGCTGCCCGGATCGAGGACATCCCGAAGAGGGACATCTTTGACGTCGGCTTGATAGTCTTCGGTGTTACCTCTCGCGTGGCGCATGAGCTCGGCATTGATGGGAGCGAAAACCGCCCCAATTGAGCCGATACCAGCGAGGATGCCGATGATTCTGGGGACTCTGTTTTGATCGTAGGCGAAAAGAGGTGTCCCACAGTCGCCTTTCTCATACTCTTCCTGGACGTTGTACATGTATTCTGGCCAACATTCGTTCTCATCGTTCCAATAGATGTAGCGGGCCCGAGCTGGACGCACTGAGACCATGCCGTTGGGTGCGACACGGACGGTGAAGGCGTCGAGACTTGGGACACCACGCTCGTCTTGCATTGGGATGGTGTCGTGGTCTGTACACAGCGATCGCATGATGGTCTTCGCTTGGGGAAGGGATGAACCACCCATATCGAAGAGAACTTGGTCCTCTCCACGGCAGGCTTGAGTGAAATGATCGTGGAGCCTGAACTTAGAGCACTTACTCGGTGGTGTCCCAAGAGTGGGTGCAATGTGATAGAGGGTGTTCTTGCGTATCGCTAGTGCTGAGTGACAGTTGAAGAGATGAATTGGGCCATGAAGGGCCAGGGCATAGGAGACAGTTCCGCCGGTTTCGGCGTTTGTGACCTTGCGCATGTTGAGAAGGGCGCGGGAGATGAGTTTGGACATGTCATCAGGCACATCCGAACACCCGAGATACGACAGCTGGGAGTTGTTCGTCGTACTCGGGTCTTCATCAGTCCCGGCATAGTGTTCGTTCCTGAAATCGCTGACCCTCGTTCTATTCCTATCTCGTCGCCAGCGCGGTTGTCCACCGCCAGCGTTGGAAGGAGAGGGTGCTCCGACTGAGGCGTGATTGAGAACGGCCATTTCTTTAGGCCAGAACCAATCGAGAAGGTAGCCGAGTCCGGTAGTCAGGACGGCTGCTGCCGCCGTACTTCCGACGACTGCGGCACCGATCTTGAGAAAGTCATGTTCGGGATCCTGCCACCAGGAGGAAAATTTGTCCTTTGCGGCCTGATATTTGTCATAGGTGGTGTTCCATATGCGTTGGACCGCGCCTGGTTCTTCCGGCTGGGTGTCAATGACGTTGTAGGTCGGCCAGTGGAAGAGGTCGTCTGGTTGAATTTGTCCCCACTTGCTCCTGGCCTTGTCCCAAAGTTCGCGAGTGAGAGCGATGGCCTTGTGACGGGTATTCGCCAGTGCTGTTCTGAGGGTCAGGGTCTGAATTTCCAGGGAAAAGATACCTAGATTATCATTGGGGAAAAGTTGGGGGGCGTTGGTAAAGTATTCGTGGTCGCCAAGGGTGTCCGCATTTACATTAAGGCAGTTCTCCAAAACTCGGCGGGAAAGCACAAGGCTCTCAACCGCCTCGAAGGGTTTGGTGTTGAAGGCTCGGAAAAGGGGAAACCGATTGTCGGGATAGACGCGCTCATGGCGAGCAACAAATTCCCGAGCAATGGCTTGAACGAAAGCTTTACGAGAAGTGAAACGAAGGGGGGAACTCCAAAATTCGGGTCTGTGTCCGCTGTAAACTTCGTAAACGGACCAATCGTCCACAATGTCGAGTTCGCTCTTGCGTTCACGACAGCGCTGGTTTTTGGTGACTTTGAAGTGAATGAATCGTCGCTTGATGGCTTCTGGGTCTCCAACATCGTTTGACCAAGTGGCCACGTCGGATTGATTGGAAGTCGCAAGGATGATACGCGACTCAAATTTCATAGTCTTCTCCTCGATAGCGGCCATGGGGATGGTCGTGGGCGCATCGCCAGTTATGGCGAAGAGATCGCGGAGGACGACTTCTGTGTTCTGAGTCATCTGTCCAATGTCGTCAAAGTAGGTGATGGGCTGGCCTTTGTAGTCGCTCCAATACTCATCTGAGCCGGTTCGAACATAGCTCAGGCTGGCGGGGAGAGGGATATCTCGCTCAGCAGCAATTTGACGGAGCTCACCTTCGATTTCCTTGAGTAGGCTGGATTTTCCGGTCCCAGGCTTCCCCGTGATGAGGATGCTGAATGGGACGTACTTCTCCGTGTAATTTTCGCCGTAGAGGAGGTCGGAGTAGATGTGCTTCGCGTCTTTAAGGATGCGGCTGATGCCAGCGATGATGCCACGGAATTTTGCATTTGTGGCACGCCGCTGTTGAATGGCTGTGAGAGTTTGGTAGCAGCTGATGAAGGATTTTGAGACCATTTCATCGGTGATTTGGGATCGCTCCGAGAAAGTCGAGAGGACCGTCATGCCGAGAACGGCTGCGGTCATGTCGCGGGCCTCATTGGCGCGGTCCTCGGTGAGTCGGATTGGTTGTCCGAAGACCCACCCGAGAACACTTTCGCACCAGTCCATGATGGCTGTTTTGAGCTTGGTGAACCCGTCGACGCCTCGGCCAAGTTTGGCTGCAAGCACGGCAATGCCGGCGAAGCTACCAATGAAGACGAAGGCGTCGTGGCTAACGCCGCGGATTTTTGAGATCGCGCGAGCGTAGCCGTCTGAGATCATTTGGAAGACACGCGGTAGATCGTCGATGGTTTCGGCGTCTTCTCCACTCAGATGAGTGAGGGCGTCCGCTGTCTGTTTGACGTCTCTGACAAGAAGGCAGAGCTGTCGGATGGCGTAGATGGTGACACTCATAGTGATCATGGCGATGGAAACTTTGACGGCTGGGACGTATTGGGTCAATTCCTTGATGGTCTTGAGGAAGTTGTCGAGGGCACCACGGTCCTCCCGATTGAGGAGAAGGCCGAGGGCACCAGCCGCATGTGTGAGAGGCTGTGAAAGATCGTCAAGAAGCTCTTGGAATTCCGTATTCGTCATGTCCATTTTGAAACTCATGTTGGCGAAGTAGCTGAGAACGGCTTCAGAGGCTCCGGTGCTCTCAAGTACCGCAATGCGGCTTTCGAGAGTCTTCTTCCGGACCTGATCCCTGTCCCAGTGATACAGCGGCTTGCCGCCGTCTTCGTCGTCGGATTCGTCGTCTGAGTCCATGTCGATGGTAACTGGTGAGATGTCTTTCTGTTTTTCCCACGCAAACCCAACGCCCGTGAAAAGGTTACCAATTGGGAGGCCTAGTTCACGCGCAATGGCGTAGAGGTCGTAGTAGATGGTCGTGGGAAGTCCGAGTCGTGTTGCCGTCATGTAGTATCTGACGGCCCGATAGTACACGAGTCTTCGTTGTTCGTCGATTTGCTGTTCCGTCATGTGGCCGCGCTGGTCAATGCACTCAGAGCAGATGAAGCCGAAATATCGGGCCATGTTGTTGGTCTGAGTGGAGTAACGCATTTTGCGGCGCACGAGTTTGAGACAGGCCTGGCAGCGGGTGTAGCAGCGAATCGAATTGGTGGTGTTCGCATACTGCTGCATTGCAGGCTCGACTTGTTTGTTCTCCATGGTCTGAGTGGTCACATAGGGATAATGTCCGTAGATGTGCCAATCGTAGACGCAACGGAGGTTGGTGGTCCAACCGTGGGAGATGATGTCCATCTTAGTTCCGCGGAAAATGGGAAGGCGGTTATTGGCGAGGGCGAGGGTGAGGTCATTTACGATCAAGAGAGTGGTGTAGATGTCCTTGCCGACGTACTTGTAAGTGTACCAATTGCCTTTACGAGCGACAGTGATGAGAAGGATGATGGTGTCAGTGTAAATGTTGTACGAAATGGAGTAAAGTCCAATTTTGTCGGCAGTGCACTGATCGGGGAGAAGGTGTTGTGAGTCAGGGTTGATGAACCAGTTGACATTTCCACGTTCAAATTGATCTTTCTCAATAAGTCGTCCGTCCCGGGTAAGGAGCTGGGCTCCGTATTCCCGTGGAATGTATGGAAGGTTATCGTCTCGCAGAGTTGTGCTCCAGGAAAGGTATTTGCAGTCCAAATCCGGGCAGTCGGCGATGTCTCCACTGGTGTGGGTGATGCCGCTGAAATCTTCTGACCAATGCGGATGTTCCCGGATGATTCGGAAAAGTGACGCAGGGAGGTTGAAAGAGTGATAGATCTTGTTGCAAACAGCTTGCTTTGGAACTTCGCCATACTTGGTCCAAAGCACCTTGTGTGAGGGCACAGGGCTGGCACCGAGTTGGCTGATGTGTGAGATTGGAAGTCTTGCTTCGTTGGCTGCACTGAGAAGACTGTCTAGGTAACGGCCTAGCGTCCTCGGATCAGGAGCCTTGATGCTCTCTGCACAATGGCAGATGTGGACTCGCAGTCTCGCGAGGTTTTCCCGTGTCTCCAACTGAGGTTGCAGAGGAGATCGGTGAGAGAAGGACGCGCCCTGAAAGGCAGACGCATTGTCCTGTCCGACAGACCCTAGAGGCAGGTCCGTCGCCGTCGAAGGTTTGGAATAGGTCATTCTACCTACAATTCTTCGCAGTAGCAATGA